CTATCCCAACTAGTTTTATTTGGGATCTTACCTAGTTTGTTAAGTTTTGGAACTTCGTTATAGTGTTCTGGATTTAAGTGATTAAACTTAACATCGCCAAGTTCTTCGTCGGTCTTACGAACACCGTAGTTGTAGTATGCGATATCTCCCATAACAAGTCTTGAAGCAAACTCACTTTCAAACGGAAACGGAATGTCTGATTCAGCAAGTGCTTTGTTATCAGGAGCCTTGTCCATAATAACTGACCAACGCTTATTAGTATGAACAGCATTAGTATACACAAGTCCGTGAGCAGTAGCAATAAACGGACTAGCACAGTCAAAACTAATTGTAAGTTCTGGATTAATGTGTTTACGTACCTGACGTTGAATCTGGGTTAAGTAACATGACCAATCAAGTTGTGCTGTACCCAAGAAGTGAATCCAGTTTTTACCTGTGAGCATTCCTTCGTCACGCATTGTCATTAGACGCTTGAGTGTAATATCCATCTTACACATATTAGCACCACCAAATGCCCACCCTTCTGCTTCAATACCTTTATACGGACCATTTGGATCACTAAACTCTACTACCCCTCGATACCATTTTTCAGCAGTATCCCAATCACCACCTTGCAATACATTAAGCCATTTAGTTTGTCCTAAACGATTTTTTAAGAAGTAATCGTTATTGTAACGAGTCTTTTCTAAACAGTCTTCAAATGTTTTTAATCCAGTCTTAGGACTATGAATATGATCACATGCCCATGTTGGAACGTCTAGCATCATTGACCAGTCTGCAGTTAGTTCTAACCATTCAAGAATCTTTTGACGAGTCTTTGTAGCTTCTGGACCTTCAAAGTTTAACCAATCAAACTTAAGAACACCTTTACCAATTTGATATCCACCTGAGTCACCTAAGATCATTGTGTTAGGTCGATCACGTTGTTGAATCATAGACTCTTGATCCATTGACTTTTCTAAATCAAGCTGTGCGTGACCTGCTGAATACAAAGCATACTTGTAAGTAAAGTATCCTTGATCTGCATTTAAGAAGTTCATACCTTCAATACCACGATCAAATCCTTTAGGAATACGATCGGTTGGTACAAACTCTTCTAATCGCTGTTTAGCAACATAGGTACTATAAAAAGAACTAATAGCAGGTAAGTATACCGCATAGTCTTTTTGTAGTGGAGTTAAATTGACTGGTGCTTTCATATTAGGCTGCCTGTGCTGGAATAATGTATTTGTAAATTGCTAAACCGCTGTCTAGTGTGATTTGAATAGCGCCTTCATTTGATAAAGACATTTTAGTGTTATTAACATCTGCAATCTTAAGAATACTCAAGATTGGTAATACTGGCCAAGTCCAACCGCGATCTAACTTGCCTTCAACGTTTTGTGCAAACACAAACTCACCACCGTGTGTTGATGCGTCACCAAAGATAAACTTTAAGTTGCCACCGTCTGTTTTTGCTAAAAATGTTGGATGTTCATTGTTAGCACCCGCTTGAAAGTTAAAACGTTGGATAGCAGGCAAGCTAGGAATAACTTCTACGTCCCACTTAACACCACGGAACTTAACAGTTTTCATCTTTTCGTTAATAATTTCTGTTGACATAAAACGGTAATCGTTCTTAAAGTCGCCATCTTTATTTTCAAAATGCAAACCAACGGGTAATGTTTCACCGTTACGTTCTGCTGTTGTAACGCTAATTTTAGCATCGTCTTTATACTCTGCGCCTTCTAATAGGTATTTGAGTTTTTGTAATTGCGGCATACCAAACACGCCAATCATATTAGGATTAGGTGCTAGTGTTTCTGCCTCCATAATAACTGAACGATCGTCAGCCATTGAGTTAATCGTTGTACCTTTATCTGTTCCTGTGATTTTAACAGTTGTAAGGAAGCCTAAGTTTTGTGTATGGCTTACGATGTCTTGTAAAATGTCTTTCATTTAGATTCTCCGGTTATATTAATATTATATTTAGGTTTTAAGTAGAAGTCAAGTATATTTTACTCAAAATCAAATAATTTGTTGAATGTGTTATCACTACGTGTTGAACTGATGTCCCATTCCAATACACCAATTAAGTTTTCTAACTTTTCGTCGATAACGGTAGTTTCCATTTCCGCATCGTCAAAAGGCAAATCTTTGAACCATTGAGGCAATCGCAGTTCATCTACTGGATACGCTACTGAAGTATGCCCCATTGGATTGTCTTTAAGACGACATACAATAACTTTAGCACCATCAGTGATAGTTACAGAATATTTGTCATCCATCATACGTTTCAACGTGTTCCAGTTAAGACTTGCTCGAACGTGTCCGGGCATGTTAGTCTTACCTGCTTTCTTTTCTTTACCGGCATATTCAGTAATGTTATTAGCACGTTTAGGTGAACCTTTCTCCCAACCAGGACGTGTTTTGAATTCAGTACGGAAGTCGGTAATGTATTCGAGAACTTCTTCTTTGGCAGCACCGTTAAGTACTTTAGTGAGTACTTCGCTTAAAAAGTCTTGGATAACAACCGGGGTATCCGAACGCTTGAGGTCGAGCCCCATGGCTTTGATCTTTCCTGGCTTTCCATCGATGTCTGCTCGTTTTCCTTCCTTGTCATAATAGAGAACGGCATATCTCTTTTTAGTAATGAACAAACCTTTCGATGCAACAATTTCTCGTCCTGCTTTGATGACCTCTCCTCTGGTTTTTGGGCAGTGGAAGGCGTCCTGCATAAACTTGGCAAATGTTCCATTAACTTCTTCTCCTATGGTATCGTAAAGATCGATTACATTCTCTTTTGACCAAGGTATCAAACCTTTTTCAATATCTTGTTTAAGAGTTGTATATGCTGAAAAATAACACGAGTCTGTGTCACCGTAAATAATTGCTTTACCTACGTGATCGTTCGTGCCTGTAATAATTTCGTTTACTTTACCTGCCATATGACGAGCAACGGCTCGTCCAGTAAGTGTGGTTGATTGGCCAATCCTGTTATCAAAGAAACGACAGCCAGGATTAAGAATAGCACCATACAAACTATTAAGGTTAATTTTTTTAACCAATTGACGTTTATCCCAATATTCTTCTTCAACTTTATTTCCCGCCTTTATACAGTCTTTTAGTTTGGCCTGCATGTCTTTACGCTCTGAGTACCATTTTTTTAGCAGTCCGGGAATAATACCTTCTTTTTCGTATGTAAAGATTGTACCGTTAGCACTGAGCATCCATGGTTGGTTGCTTTCAAAAATTAAGTCATAGGCTTGAGCAGCACTTAAAGTATCATGCCCGCCGTCTTCCCAGTCGATGGTAATCTCACGACCCACTTCTTTATTCATAACTGAGGTGTATTCTAAACTACCAAAGATGCCTTCCCACGCACCAGCAAAGCTTCGACCTTTAGCCATTTCAGCTTCAACAAATGCTTTAGTACCATCTTGACGTAATTGACCAACAATAGTTTCAGGCCCCATGTTAAGCGCACGAATCGCTGAAGGATATAGTGAGTTAATATCTAGTGATCCAATCCATTCGTGAATGCCTTTCTTTGGAAACGCAACATACGCACCTGCCGCAGGTTCGCTACCTGGTTCACGTTGTATTCGATTAGGAACAATCAATCCACGTCTGTGAGCTTCGTTAATAATAGCCTGCTCTGTTACTGCTACAGCACCCATAGTCGTTTGTAATAGAACAGTACATTCATGTGCTAGTGTATTTGCTAAGTCTAAGAATTTAAGTTTGCTATCGAGCTCTTCTAACAGCATTGTATCGTTTCGGTTGTACTCAATAAATTTCTTAAAATCATTGTTGTACAATTGATCCAATGTGCCTTCATATTGCGTTTTAGTTTTGCCTAATTCGTATTCTGCAATAGCATCGAGTCGATACGTATGGCGTTCTTCATAAGTGTATTTTCTATAAAGCTCTAACGAGTCTAAATGCACACGACCAATTAAATCATATGTAACTGCACTCTTGCCATACTTCTCATATTCACGTTTCTTAGGATATTGATTCCATAAACAAAAACGTCGAGTATCTTCTTTTGATAATACTTTAGTAACACGATTAACTGTGTACGGAATATCAAAGCCTTCGCTATTCCAACCACTTAACACATCTGCATCTTCAATTAAGTTCAGGAATGTATCTAGCATCTCCCCTTCTGTTTCAAACAACATAGTATTTGGAAACTCTTCAATTTGTCTTTGAGCTTCTGCCATACTTAATGTTTTAGGAGGTAACGCTAAACATACCATAGTCTCCATCCATTGCAGATAAACAGCAATAGCAGTAATTGGCATGAATGCATCTTCTGGTGATGCATAACCTCGTTCGGGGTCGAAGTCGACCTCAATATCGAAGAACGCTATGTTTAGTTTTGGTGCATCAACGTTTAGATAGTGATCTTCAAGACAACGATAAATTGGATTAATATCACTTTCAAATAGCCGTTTGTTTGAATGTATCGCAAGTTCTTTGCGATGTTCTTTAACGTTTTTGCTAGTGACTCTGCTTAGAGGTTCGCCCTTAAGGCTTTGATATTTTCCTTTTGCATCAGGATAATAAAAGATGTGTCGTGCGGAATATTCTTTGTAATGACGGTTGCCCTTGTCATCACGTTCAACGACATTAATAATGTCTTGCTCTCTATCATAGAAAGCGTCTACGTAACTCATGTATTCTCCATATGCAATTTACGGCTTGCAAATACCAAATGTGCGGTTTATGGCCCGCCTACCTTCTTACTTTATTTAATTAATTAGCATTCTAATTAACCCGAATGTATCAATTGTGGTTAGCAAGATATAGTTAGCCAGCATGCCAAAAGATTTACGAGTGTACGCAGCCCAAGCATACATAGCACAGCCACTAATCCAGATAGGGTATAGTACAATAAGAGGAGGATTAGGGACGGTGAGTGCCATGGTGATCGAGCAACCAATACTAACAGCCCAAGCGAGCAACTCAACGCCAAAGCGTACAGGATGAGTTCTGTAATCATCTTTGATCCAATCGATGGTTGGTTTCAGTAAGTCATACATTAATCGAGTCGCTTGGTAATGTCAAGAATAGCTTCAATTTCTTGCCAATCTTCGTCGTGTGCTTTGAAATCACCTTTGTGCGCAATTTTAATTGCACGGTTAATAATGCTTGGTTTAATTTGGAGTTCTTCTGCAACTGCCTTTACGGTTTCTTTTAGGCCTTCGTTGAGATCTTCTACTTCACGAAGTACGTTTGACCCTTCGTTGATTAATCTTTCGAGCTTTGCTTTTTCTTCTGGACCGTACATTTTAGTCATATGATAAATCTCCTTATATTACTATTATACAGTCAACAAAAAAGCCAGTCAACCTAAGTTGCTGGCTTTATGCTAATTTGGTTAAATTATTTTGTTTCTGATAGTACGTCGTACATCTCAAACACGCCACCATTGCGTTCATAAATTAAACCAGCATATAGTTCTGCTTTCATGCCTTCGCCTAATTTACTAACAGCAACACGGTTAGCCCATTGGAACAATGCTGCGTCGATTGCATCAATTTGTTGTTGCCCGCCACTTTCTTGTACAAGTTTAACCATGTCTTTGAAAGATAGTTTTGTTTCTACTGATTCTTTGACTGGACGCTTTTTGCCTTTTGGCATCATTTTGCTTTCGGTTTTCTTAGCAAATGGATTTTTCTTTTTATCAGCAACAGCTTTTTTCATTGGCTCTTTTTTGTCGCCGTCTTTGTCCATGTCTAAGAAGTCTGGCTTAGAACCTTCTTCAACAGCTTCTTCTTTCTTGTCGTCTTTTTTGCTGTCTTTCTTTTCGCCTTTTTTACCTTTTACCATTGCCATAAATTTAGCACGGGCAGCAGTTTGGGCTTCGCTGGCTTCTTCAATAGATTCTTTTTTAGCTTTTTTAGCTTTTGGTTCGTCGTCTGCGTCTGGATCTGTATCTTTATCGTCGGATCCACCATAGTTGCCTGGAGCAGCTTTGTGAACAATACCTGTTTTAGTTTTAGTAACAGTGCCGCCTTTGGCAGTTTTCTTGCTATCGCCTACTTTCATTTCTTCAGCTATTGCTGCATCTTGTTTTTTTGATTCAGCTAAAACAGTCGATTGCCCTGCTAAAACACGCATTTGAGCGTCTTCGTTTAACTGCACAGCTTTTGGAAGCTCAGGAGCTTTAACAACCTCTACCGGGTCTGCCATGCTGTTAATTTTAGTAATTAGTGATTTGAAGTCCATTATATTAAATTCCTTGATTCTTAAAGGTCATATTGTATTTATCTTTTGACAGCGGACCCGCTACCAAATATATTGTTACCTATGTCTAGGGCATTTTTAGCTGTGCCGTCGCTGTTCTTAGCTTGTTTTACCTTAGGAACTGCTGGTGCTTTTGTACCGCTTTTTCCTGGGCTTCCTGTATAGGATTTATTGCCTCTATCTTTGCCTATTGCAAGATGTGGGCTTACAACAGTGCCAACGTTAGCTGAACTTGTTGCTCCTGCAGTTGCTGATTCTAAAATATCTTTTATTTTCATGATAGTGTATTTACTTCTTTTTACCGCTTTTCATATTAGCTAACCAATGTGCCATACGTGCTTTTTCACCCGTACTGTTCTTAGCAGTCTTTCTTAGATCGCTAACACTTGCTTTAGTATTAACCCCACTACGTTTTGCTAGGCCTTTGCGTCCTGGATTCTTACCATCTGCAAAGTTTTCTGAGTTTATACTTTCATCTTTATCGCCGCTGGTATGTACAGCAATCATCTTGCCGCGATCTAGACTTTGTAGTTTCTGCGGTTCGTGTTCTTGCTCACCTTTAGCAACACGGCGAGCACGTTTAAGTCCGTCTAATACTACTTTAAGGTTGTCTTCGTCTGCCTGATACTTAATGCCAATACCGCCTGCAGCTTCCCAAGCTGTAATGTTACTGCCGCGATCGTCTATTAGTACGTTAGGCATGCCGTTAGCATTTTTAGCATACTTGGCTTTATTAGCAACGATATAGATATGTTTAGGTTGCGGATTGAGATGTT